TCTTCCTTTTACAGGAATTGGAGTGTTTAATTCTACTTTTGCAACTAAAGATGCTATAAAGAATAACATTATAAATTTCTTTTTAACAGGAAAAGGAGAAAGATTTCTCAACCCAACATTTGGTACAGGTTTACGTAATTTATTATTTGAAAATATATCACAGCAGAATATTGAAGCTATAGACGGAGAAGTGAGAGATTCATTACGTAACTATTTTCCTCAAGTTCAACCAGTCACAATAAACACAATAGGAAGCCCGGATAGTAACACCGTTACATTTAGTATGAGATATCAAATACAGGATACAGGTATAGAAGATACTGTAGCTATTAACTTTGAAGTATAATGAAAGAATTAAGAGACATAAAGTATATTAATAGGGATTTTAACGATTTTAAAAACTCATTAATAGAATTTGCAAAAAACTACTTCCCAGACACCTATAATGACTTCTCCCCAACATCACCCGGCATGATGTTTATAGAGATGGCCGCATACGTAGGAGATGTACTATCTTTTTATTCCGATACACAGCTACAAGAGACCTTTGTACAACATGCTAAAAACCCAGAAAACCTATATTCATTAGCTTACACATTAGGGTACAGACCTAAAGTAACTACGGTATCTGAAGTTGAACTCGAAGTAACCCAAAACGTTGCAGCAACCGGAGCAGACTACGAACCTAATTTTGACCAAGCTCTTTTAATAGCAGCTAACGCCCAAGTAAAAGCAACCGTTTCCGGACAACCAGCATTTTTAATCGATCACTCTATAGACTTTAGCTTTTCCAGCTCTTACGATCCTACAACTATAACAGTAGCATCTATTGCTGGAGGGAATCCTGCTGAATACACACTCAAGAAAAAAGCAAAAGCTTTCTCAGGAGAAGTTGCAACACTAACTGAAGTAATAGGCAACGCTGAAAAATTTAAAACAATATCTCTAGAAGATGACAACATTATAGGTATACTCTCTATTACCGATTCAGAAAACAACACCTGGACTGAAGTACCTTATCTAGGACAAGAAACTGTATTTGACGAAGAAGCTAACACTGAAAACGATTCAAGTGAAGTAGCCAATAAACTTACCTTGAAAAAAGTACCTTACAGATTTGTTACTAGATTTAACTCTAACGGTAACCTACAGATACAATTCGGTGCAGGAATAAGCGAATCTGACGATTCAGTTATAATCCCAAACCCTACTAACGTAGGTATTGGAAACGCAGATGGTTTATCAAGAATCGATTACTCGTACGATCCCTCAAACTTTTTATTTTCCCGTACATACGGTGTAGCACCATCCAACACCACTCTTACTATCACTTACCTAAAAGGAGGGGGTATAAACGCTAATGTACCCGCCGGTACGATAACTCAACAATCTATAGTATCTGCTACAGCTACTGACTCTTCTTATGAAGGAACTTTAGCATTCACTAATCCCCTACCAGCCACAGGAGGAAAAGATGGAGACTCAATACAAGAGATTAGAGAAAACTCACTACGTTCGTTTAATGAACAAGGAAGAGCAGTAACATTACAAGATTATAACGTCAGAGCACAATCTTTACCTGCTAAATTTGGTACAATTGCTAAAACATATGTAACTAAAGATGAAGCAACAGCGGATGAAGCAGGTACATCCTTAGTAAGCGATAATCCGTTTTCACTATCTTTATACACTTTAGCCTACGATAACAATAGTAAACTTATCTATTCAACTGATAATCTTAAGAGAAACTTAAAGAATTACTTATCCCAATACATGATGATATCTGATAGTATAAACATAAAAGATGCCTTTATAGTAAATATTGGGATAGAATTCGAAGTATTAGCTTTACCAAGTTATACAGGTAGGCAGGTACTATTAGACTGTATACAAAAATTAAAAGAGTATTTTATTACAGCTAATAGAAATATAAATCAACCTATAAATTTAGCTAGAGTTACTACAGTTATAGATAGAGTAAAAGGGGTTCAAACAGTACAGAAATTAGAAATAGTAAATAAAGTAGGAGGTAATTACTCTGAATATGGATACGATATAAAAGGAGCAACTAGAAATAATGTAATCTACCCATCTTACGACCCTTGTTTCTTTGAAGTAAAATTTCCTGATACAGATATTAAAGGTAGAATAATAACAGTTTAAAATGGCAGTATACAGAATATATCCTGAAGCAGATACGTTTATTACTTCGTTTAAGTCGGAATCTAATGCCGGTATTGATGAAATAGTAGAACTAGCGAGTTTTCCTAATCAAGTAGTTAAAGGAGAATCTTCAAGAATTTTAGTTAAATTTAAAGATAGCGAAATACAGTCAACACTAAATGATTTAGTAAGTAACTCCTTCTCAGCTAGTATAAATTACTCTATAGCTGACGCCACTGAATTACCTGAAACAATCGAAGTTTATGCATGGCCGCTAGCCGAATCATTTACTAAAGGAGTTGGAAAAATAAACGATATTCCTGCTGATAGATCAGGAGTAACTTGGAAACACAGAAATGCAAATAGAAGTAATCAATGGCAGCTATCTGTATTTCCTACCTACGCAACAGGTTCTTTTTCAGGTAGTAATACTGGAGGAGGATCTTGGTATACAGGCTCTATTGGTATAGATTTAGAAGCTACTTCATCATTTAGTTATGAAGATAAGAAAGATTTAGACATTAACGTAACAGAGGCAGTAAAATTGCATTTTTCTTCTTCAATTACTAATAATGGATTCATAATTAAATTACAAGATAGTTTAGAATTTAATACTACTTCTTCTATAAATCTAAAATATTTCTCAGAGAATACTAATACAACCTATAGACCTTATCTCCAATTTAAATGGGATGATTCATCTTTTAATACAGGAAGTAATAGTATACTTAGCACAGATAAGGCCACTATTGGGGTGAATAACAACACTGGTGAATATTCAAATAAAGGTAAAAAAAGATTTAGGTTGAATAGTAAACCAAAGTACCCTACTAGAGTATACACAACAGGATCTGTATACAAAACAAATTACGCTTTACCCTCTTCTAGTACATATGCAATTCAAGATGATTTTACTAAAGAAAATATAATTGATTTTGATTCAACATTTACTAAAATAAGTTGTGATTCTGAAGGAAGTTTCTTTGATTTATATCTAACTAATCTAGAACCTGAACGATATTATAGAATATTGATAAGCTCATCTTTAGATGGGAGCGATGTAATAATAGATGATGATAATATTTTTAAAGTAGTTAAGCATGGCTGAAATAAAAATTCAAAAAACAGTATTTAATAAGCCTGAATTTGATGATGTCATAGATAGAGATTTTAAATTTTTTACACCACCAGAAGATTTAGCAGATACTGACACAGTACAGGAATTATTTAGACTTTATAATAAACTTTATTTTGAAATACCGTTAAGAAACAGTAATACATCCCATGAGTATCTTATAAGAAAAAGTTTAGAATTAGTAGACTTTGAGCAAGATAACGAGAGAATTCAACCGCTATTGGATGAAATTACAAACCTGAGATCTCAATTAGTAGATAATCAAGAAACTATACTTGAATTACAGCTACAAAATATAAGTACAAATACTGATGGCTAAAATAGATTTTAAAGTAATACCGTTATTTCCTGAACAGGTTACTAATATCAATAGGTTTCAGCCTAAAGATGTTTTACTCTTTGGTGACTTTAAAGTTAATAATACTTTTTCGGTAAATAATAACTCTATTGAGCTACATGCTTATAGTCAAACAGGTACTTTACTTAAATCTGATTATAACTATAAAGGGTACTCTTTTCTTCAAACTGCGGCAGGTGCTGGAAAATCTGGAGAATCTACAATCAATGTAGATCCAGTACAAGACGCCATAACATTAGGATACAACTCTGGTGGAGTAAGATTAGTATATAATTTTATTAATAATCTATTTAGCCCTACAAATAAGAATCCTCTTTTTTATATAGAGTCTATATCAAGAGATAGAAAAGAAATAAGGCTGCTTACTACTCAATTACCTAATGAATTCGTCTTACAGACAGCTACAGGTATTAGAGATGCTCTTGATTCTGAATCTTATTTTAGCGATTTTAAACTTAACTTTTTAAATAACACTAATGTAGTATGTATAAACATATCTACTGAGGAATATAGAAATAAAAGAGCGGTATTAGTAAAACTTTATGAACCACTACCCGACTCATTTAGAGTAAGAGATACGTGTAGTATAGTAGAATTTATAAGTGATTCTTTAGCTTATGAAGTTCAAGGAGAAGTAATACCAGAAGAGGTAGTATACCCTAAGCTTGCTGGACCTAATTTTGATATAGATACCGAAGATCTTAGTGGTACACCTAGTCAATTTTTTAACCTCGATGAACTATTCAGTTACCCTGTAACTAGCTCTTATTATGAGTTAATGTCCCTTACTAACGAAAGCGGATCAATTGTAAGTATAGATCATACTGACTATTCAGAATTTGTACATTTTGGCTCTGCTGAGGAAAGACTCAGAAACTTTAAATACAAACTGCAGCTATTAGAATCTTACAGCGGCAGTATAGCTACTCTTAAAAGCCAAGGAGCAAATAATTCTGACATTACCGGTAGTATAGAGCAGTATGAAAACCTTTTAACAGGGGTAATAAACAACTTTGATCATTATGATAGATTCCTATACTATGAAAGTAGTTCTTACTCTTGGCCTAAATCTAATACATCTAGACCGTACACATTAGTAAGTAGTAGCGAAGCATCTACTTTATCTTGGTTTAATAGTAATATAGCATCTGCATCTAATTTTGATACATCAAATTTTAATTCACTTACTAACACGATCCCTGCTTTTATAAGAGAAGATGCTGATAATAACCAGCTACTTACTTTTATCTATATGCTTGGTCAACACTTTGATAATATATGGGTTTATCAAAAAGCACTCACAGACAAATACGATAATGATAATAGACTAGATTTCGGTATATCTAAAGAACTTGTAGGAGATGCATTAAGAAGCTTTGGTGTTAAACTATACTCAAGTAACGAATCATTAGAAAATCTATTCAGCTTCTTTACAG